CTTGCCTGACTTCCAGTCGCTGACAGACGCGGCGCTGATTCCGCAGGCTTTAGCCAGCTTGACACCTAGTGTTTTTGGCGGACCTGCCATCGCCGCTGTGATCCGTTCTGCAAGTGTTGTGTGCATTAGGCAAGCCTATTCAAAATAAATTAGGTATTCCTGTTGACCTAAATATTAGGAATGCCTAATAATGTAGGCATGACTGATCACGAAATCATCCAATTGCTTGGTGGCCCTACGGCAGTTGCAAACCTGTTGAGCATCAAGCCTCCGAGTGTTCACGAGTGGATAAAGCTCGGAATCCCTGAATCTCGATTGCGTGAGCTGGCTGGCCATCTTGAGAAGGTGTCCGAGGGCCGCTTTAGTCGTCGTGAGCGGTGGCCAGACAAGTACATGTTTTATTGGCCCGAACTGGCTCAAGCCCCCGACAAAAGTGCGCAGGGTGCTATTGAAACCGTAGCGGGATGTGGCAATGCGTAGCACTACCTCGCATCGACTCCTGCTGTGTTTGCGGTTTAACTTTCTGCAGGTGTGGTCTGTGCAGCACCACGTCTCAGAAGCTTTGCAAAGTCCTGCATTTCCTCTGCTGCCTTTTCCCATAGTTCGGCCTGCACGATCGCCAACTCTTTGCCTCCAAGCTGGGCGGGTTGGACGTTCATCCGAACTTCCATCTCGGTGTGCTGAGCAATGCTGTAGTGCGCCGTTACCTCTGTATAGCTCTGACCTTGTGAGGTCTCTTTCATGAGAAATGACATCGAATTCATGGGGTTGCCTTTCGCTGGCGTGTTGAGGAACTCGCGGTTTAAGGCGGCTGGCAACCCCACCCCCGCCAACATTACCAACACAGCTGCTGAAAACGTAGCAACTCAACGAGCTTAGACCATGACAACCTATCTCGCTTGGCACAGCTTTATGTATGTGCTTGTCATCGCGTTGTGCTTGCGCCGTCTCGCCACGGGTGCGCCGGAAACACCGTCCACGCCCAAACAACTCGCTGAGCGCATTTTCATTTTGATGATTTATGCGATCTGGTCGATCTGGCTGTTGGCGCAGGGGGTTACCCATGTCTGAGCTATTAGCAGCAATCCTTGGTGAGCTTCGTCTGATTCGTTCACTTCTAATAGGCCAATCAACGACGCACGGGTCGGCACCAATGTCGGTGCATGTCGGTGCAGGTGAGGCGGTTATCCCTTCGCGGGAAGATAGCGAGCGACTTTCTTCACAAAGTTCTTCGCCAACTCTTGTCCCCGTTCCCGCTGTGCATGTAGAAAGCGCACCTGATAGTCGTCCATTCCCTCCTCGTCGCCCGGGAGGGTCGCCATGACGTGCACGAGCTGGTCTCCGACCGCATCCCATTGCGCAAGCGCATTCGGGTTGCCCCGCAGCAATTGTGCAAATGCCTTTTCGAGAAGCACCTCGTGCAGAGCGATCCTGGTCGCCAGTTCCACGGTGAAATCGTCTAATTTTTGTGGCTCGTTCATGGGGTTGCCTTTCGCTGGCGTGTTGAGGAATTCGCAGTTTAAGGCGGCTGGCAACCCCACCCCCGCCAACATTACTAACACAGCTGCTGAAAACGTAGCGCAGGGGGTTTGAAATGAATGCAAGGCAATACCTTGAGAGCCTCCTGGCATGGGATGGTGTGCAGCGCCTGGAGGCGCACCTGAACGCCGCGAAAAAAGATGTGTTAGCCGCAGAAGTGTTTTTGCCGGTGCCACTGGGCACCGACATTTCCATGTTCAGGACTGCTCTGGTCCGTCCGCCGTTCCAGCGCCAAGCCCGTCTATTGCTTGTTGACGTTTCGCGTCTGCCCGCTCCATGAACATCGGCAACAGCGCCAAGGCGTGCTCGGGCTTGGCTCCCACTTCGAAGACCGCTTGGGCCGCTGCCCAGCACAGGTCCAGCGTGTCGGTCAATTCGATGGCTGCGGCCCGGATGAAGGGTGGCATGTTTCGCTGCACTTCGATTTTTGTATCGAATGGGTTCTTTGATTTCATGGGTGGCCCCTTTGTGAATCTGGTTGGAGTAGAGACCGCCAGTGTAGTGATGCGGGCCGCCCGCCATTTCCCCACCCACCGCCATTCGATCCGGCGCACCGGAATCCATGGTGTTGACCTCCCTGACACTCGGGCCGCGCGTGGGAAGACGCTCGGCCTTTGGTGCGCTGGGGCGGTGGGTGCTTTTTCTTTGTTGCATGCCTGTAGTGTGTTTTTTTTTCTTTCTGGCGTCTCCCCTAAACACCCCTAAAAATTACGGAGCCTTGGATGAAGCTGTTTTACGACGATGAGTTCAACGACATTTATATGCCAGAACTGGCTCAAGCCCCCGACAACAGTGCGCGGCCAGCTACTGAAAACGTAGTGACTCAAGGAGCTTAGAGCATGAAAACCTATCTTGCCTGGCACGGCTTTATGTATGTGCTTGTCATCGCGTTGTGCTTGCGTCGTCTCGCTATGGGTGTGCCGGAAACACCGTCTACGCCCAAACAACTCGCTACTCGCATTTTCGTCTGCGTGCTTTATGCGGTTTGGTCGATCTGGCTCTTGGCGCAGGTGGCCTGAGATGACCGAAGCCCAAGCAACTGAGCAACTGGCATTGCTGCGCCAAATCGCGGGCGATATCGCTGCAATCAGGTTATTGCTGGACCACTTTCGAATGGCCGGTGTGCTGGTTATTCCGACTGCAAAGCTTTGATGACATCCGCAGTTTCTTCGATGAGCTTCAGCGCCTTGGCAACGAAGTCGGAAAAAGGGTTGTCCTTGTGCCACTGCTCCAAAGTGGCGAGGAATGCCGGCGATTTCCATTCCCCCGACTCTGCAACTGGAGTTGCGCCATTGCGCAAAGCTCCTGCCAGGTCTCTGACTTGGGCTGCGAAATGCAGCTCTTCGATTGTGTGTTTCATGGGTAGCCCCTTCGTGAAGTTGATGTGTGTGAGAGCCATCAGTGTAGTGATCAGGGTTGCCCGCCATTTGTTCACCCACCGCCATTCGATCCGCTGCACCGGAATCCATGGTGTTGAACTCCCTGACACTCGGGCCGCGCGTGGGAAGACGCTCGGCCTTTGGTGCGATGGGGCGGTGGGTGCTTTTTCTTTGTTGCATGCCTGTAGTGTGTTTTTTTTGCTTTCTGGCGTCTCCCCTAAACACCCCTAAAAATTACGGAGCCTTGGATGAAGCTGTTTTACGACGATGAGTTCGACGCCATTGCCAGTGCGATTGGGGAGAGCGGTAAGCCCTTCAAGATCGTGGCGGGGCACTTATTCCCCGACATGAAGCCCGAGAGCGCCTATGCGCGTTTGAAGGAATGCTGCAGCCCAACGGGCGACCAGCGCCTGACGTTTGGGCAGGTAATCCGCCTGATGCGCTTTTGCGAGGCCTATGACCCTCTGCAATATGCGTGCGACGAGACCCTGCACGCGCGGCCCTCGCGCAAAGACCCGTCGGATGAGCTGGTGAATCTGACCGAGGTAATTCACGGTGCAGCGGACACGATGAACCGCGCATTGAAGGCCATTGAACACATCCAGGCCCGTGGTGGCATAAGGGCTGTGGCCTGATGCTCTCAGCGGTGTGTCTGATTGCCCCCCCGACCGTGTGGGGGGCGTGTGGCGCTTTCTATTGACGACGTTCTGGGGCAGATGCGGGAGCGCGGCATAGAGCTGCCTTCCAAAGACCTGATTCCCGATGGCAAGAAGTTCACATGGGCTGGCGATCCTCGCAAGCCCATGAAAAAGAACGCCTGGGCGGTGTTAAAGGAATGGTCCAGCCCTAAGAGCGGGCGCACGTACATCGTGGGTCGCTTTGGTATCCGCGACGAATATTGGTCCATTGAGCCCACGCAAGCGGAATGGACGCCGGCCGAGAAAACCGCCTGGCTGGAACAGCGCAAAGCACTGGAAAAAGAGGCCGACGAAGACCGTAAGGCCATGGCAGATGCCGCTGCTGGAAAGGCCGCCATGCTATGGGGCCGTGCCCGCCTGGATGGTGCCAGCGAATACCTGCAGCGCAAGCAGGTTGGGGCGTACGGGGTGCGCTTCGCCTTTGGCACGGTGGTGGTCCCGCTGGTTGACTTGGCGGGCACGCTGCACGGGTTGCAGTGGATCAGCAAGGATGGCTCCAAGGTTTTCGGCACCGGCACGGTGAAGGAAGGCCATTTCCACTTACTGGGCGATCTTGCAGAAGACACACCGGTGGCCTTTGCCGAGGGCTATGCAACCGCAGCCAGCGGCCACATGGCAACGGGCTGGCCGGTGGTGGCTTGCTTTGATGCGGGCAACCTGATGGTGGTGATCACCGCTTGGCGCAAGCTATACCCCGACAAGCGCTTTGTGATCTTTGCCGACGATGACCGCCACCTGGTACGCCGGTTGTGTGAGCGGCTGGAGAGCCATGGCGTAGGGGTCAAACAGGCCGACTTTGCCAAGAGCGCGGGCGGCTTGCGCGATATGCGCTGGGAGTTGCCCGATAGCCGCGTGGTGGAGCTGAAAGCCCGCTGGGCCAAGGATAAGTGCGAGGTCTATTACATCGAAGGGTCAATCACCTGCGATGGCGTGACGCGCTTGCTCAAGATTGAGAATGCGGGCCGCGCCAAGGCCTTCGCCGCCGCCAAACGCAACAACGCGCAGGTGGTACTGCCAAAGTTCACCGGGCGCGCAGAAGACTCTACCGACTTCAACGATCTGCATGTGGCCGAGGGCTTGTCCATCGTGCGTGAGCAGTGCATGGCCGCGCCAGAAGAGCGGCCAGAAAAAAAATCGATTCCCAAGCCTCCCGGCCAAGGTGGTTCAAATGGAGTCGGTGGGGATGATGGTGGTGATGGGGGCACCGGTGGGCGCAGCCTGCGTTTCCCGTATGTGACCGACCGGTGGGAGGTGAAGGGCATTCGTGAAAACGTGTACTTTGCTTTGCGCGAAGACCCGAAACTGAACGACCTGGTGCGCTACAACGGATTCAGTCAAAAGATAGACAAGGTGCGCCTGCCGCCATGGGGTGGCAGGGTAGGGGAGTGGAAGGAAACGCTGGACGATATTCGCCTGGCGGAATACCTGGCCAGCACGCACAACCTGATCATCGGCAACCCGGTGACCATTGAACAAGCCGTATTGATGTCGGCCCACGATAACGCCTACAACCCGGTGCGCGACGATCTGGAGACCGTGGTGTGGGACGGCATACCGCGCCGCCATCACTGGATGATTGATTGCTTGGGGGCGGCGGATACCGAGTATGTGCAGGCGGTTAGTGAATATTTCATTCTGAGCCTGGTGGCGCGAGTCTTTGAGCCTGGTTGCCAGATGGATTACATGCTGGTGCTGCAGGGCGCACAGGGCGAGGGTAAATCCAGCGTGCTGCAGGTGCTGGGTGGTGACTATTACGGCGCGGGATCGTTCCGCATTGGCGACAAGGATTCGCTCCAGGCCCTGCAGGGTCGATTGATATTCAACTTTAACGAACTTGATGCACTGAGCCGGTCTGAGTCCACCGCAATCAAAGGCTTTATCACCGAGCGCACCGACCGCTTCAGGCCGCCGTATGCCAAGGGCTTCCAGGCCTTCCCGCGCAACGTGGTGCTGACCGGTGACACCAACCAAGGCGAGATTCTTCGGGATGCTACGGGCGACCGGCGTTTCTGGGTGGTGCACGTGGCCGATGTGGATGTGCCCAAAATGGCAGACATGCGGGCGCAGCTGATGGCCGAGGCGGTGCACTTTTATAAACTGAAGACCAAGCGCCATCCGTCCAAGGAAGAAGAAAAACGGCTGTTCTTCCCCGAACAAGACAAGTGGAAGTTTGTCGATGTGTGGCATGACGCCTTGGCGCGATATGTCCACAGTGACGAACAGGTGGAAGGCTACGACGGCTGCATCGTTGATAAGAAGCTGGTGGAAAACAGCAAGCGTGCGTTTTTTAGTACGCAGGAATTGTTGGTCAAGGCCCTGCATATCGACATCGGCAAGATCGACCGTGGCGGCACTATGCAGCGCAGCGTGGGCAACGCGATGAAGATGCTGGGGTTCCAGCCTGATCGGTGGAAATTGGGCAACGCACGGCCGCGCGGCTATGTGCGCAACCTGGCCGGGCCAGTGAGCTCTGTTGCGCCCACACAGGCCCCGGCGCGTGGCCATATCGAGCCACCCGTGCCGACGATTTCAGATGACGAGGTGCCACCGTGGGAATGACCGCACGTGTGCACAAGGCAGTTACGGTAACCGCGGGGCCGATGGGGCACCGTGGGCCTGCCTTGTGCACACGTGTGGCCGTCCCGGTGGCGGCATCCGTCCAGCACATAAACGGTGCTGGCCGGAAATGCTGGACGTCGCAAGCCTTTGATTTATATGGGCTTTTCGGCATCCGTCCACCACGTCCACCAAAACCGCGCAC